CAAAAAGGTTGGTATGGTATTAGAGAATCGGCTAATTTAGGTAGTACCTATGTTAATGTGCCTCAAGGTTTTGAACATAAAGTTTTAATACCTGTAGATAATTTTTCAGATTCTTGGATACCTCACCTAACTAATAATTATGTTACAAATCCAAATTCACCACACTCAAAAATAAAGATAGAAACATTATTAAATGGCTACTAAAGAATCGTACCGTGATAATCCCCTACTCAAAAGAGTAGGCGTTCAGGTTAATTACACCAAAGAACAACTTGATGAATATATCAAGTGTCGGCAGGATCCTATCTATTTTGCCAAATACATCAAAATTATCACTTTAGATGATGGTATTGTTCCTTTTGAGATGTATGATTTTCAAGAGGATATGATTAAAAAGTTTCATGATAACCGTTTTGTCATCGTAAAATGTCCCCGTCAGGTTGGTAAAACTACTACAGCTATTGCTTATTTACTTTGGACCGTACTCTTTCAAGATTCTCAAACCATCGCAGTTTTGGCCAACCGTGGCGACACTGCTCGTAAGATTCTTAGTAAGTTACAGTTAGCGTATGAGAATCTTCCTATGTGGCTCCAACAAGGTGTGGTCGAATGGAATAAGGGTCGTATTGAATTAGAAAATCATTCAGTTATTATTGCCGACTCTACATCAAGTTCAGCGGCTCGTTCTGGTTCTTTTAACATTGTATTCTTAGACGAGTTTGCTTTCGTACCATCCAATATTGCTTATGACTTCTTTACCTCAGTTTATCCTGTGATTACTGCTGGTACTAAAACAAAGATTTTGATTGTATCTACACCAAATGGTATGAATTTATTCTACAAAATTTGGCAAGATGCGGTCAATAAAAGAAATAATTATGTTCCTTTTGAGATTCATTGGTCACAAGTTCCTGGCCGAGATGAAGATTGGAAAGAAGAAACAATACGGAATACTTCTCAAAGACAATTCCAACAAGAATTTGAAACAGAATTTTTAGGTTCTTCAAATACACTTATTTCTGGTTTAAAACTCCAACAATTGGTATATCAAGACCCACTTGCCAATCATGATGAGTTAAAAGTCTATAAAATGCCGGTCAAAGATGACGAAGAAAATAAAAAAGACCACCTATATGCCATTACGGTTGACGTATCTGAAGGTAAAGGATTAGATTTTCATGCCTTTAATGTGTTTGATATATCTACTGTACCATATGAACAGGTTGCATCTTATAGAAGTTCTACTATTTCACCTGTATTATTACCAACAATCATTTATAATGCGGCACAATTATATAATAATGCTTACGTTTTGGTTGAAATCAATAATACTCCACAAGTTGCCGAGATTTTACACCAAGATTTGGAATATGAAAACTTATGGAAAGTATTTACAGGTAACAAAAAGCCACAACAATTATCGGCTGGTTTTGCCAGAGGCGTACAGTTAGGTTTGAAGATGTCGCCACAAGTGAAAAGAATTGGTTGTTCCAATCTAAGAACACTTGTTGAAGGCAATAAATTAGTTATCAATGACTTTGATACGATATCAGAACTAACCACTTTTGTGGCTAAGAAAAACTCGTTTGCGGCAGAATCGTCTGAAAATACTGATGACTTAGCGATGAGTTTAGTAATATTTGCTTGGGCAACAACACAAAAATATTTCAAAGAGATTGTTAATCACGATATTCGTAAGCAATTACAACTTGAAAATATGAATCAACATGATGAATTGACGCCCGTTGCACCTGTAATTGATGATGGTATAGAACATTCTTTTGATGTTTTTGATGGTGATGTATGGGAAAAAGCAGATAGTAGAGAAACTTATTCTGCTTATTTTAGAGAAATACACAGATAACTATAAATATTACCTTTCATAAATATCTGTATGGTATTAAAACTGCCAAAAAAATCATAATAATTCAAGGAGATAACAAATGGCATTCACAATCTCTCCAGGCGTATCCGTATCTGAAATTGACTTAACCACAGTCGTTCCATCAGTACTAACTACGGCCGGTGCTTTTGCTGGAGCTTTTAGATGGGGTCCAGTTAATGTTGCATATCAAGTAAGTAATGAAATTGTTTTAGCTAACAAATTTGGAACACCAGATACTAACACATCCACTTCATTCTTTACTGCTGCTTCATTTTTAGCTTACGGAAATAACTTACAACTTGTTCGTGCAGCTAACACTTTAAGTTATAACGCTACTTCTGGAGCATCACTTCAAGTACAAAACGAAAATGTTTTTCAATATAGCTATTTAAACAACACTAACGGTAATACATATGGTTCATTTATTGCTCGTTATCCTGGTGCTTTAGGTAATTCTTTAACTGTTTCTGTCGCAGACTCAAATACATTTAACCAAATTACTGGTGCTGGTACAATTACTACATCAACATCTAGTACGACTGTATCTGGACTTAACACATACTTTACAACAGATGTAACAGTAGGTTCTTTCTTAACTACAACATCTGGCGCAATTCTAGGTCAAATTGCTTCTATTACTAATGATACCACATTGACTTTAGTTAACAACGCAAACTTTACTTTCAATTCTAGTAACGGTTATAGTAGTGGTATTGCATTCAACATTAACTGGCAATATTCTTCGTATTTCACATCAGCGCCTTCGACATCTGCGAGTGTGGCTGCAGCGGGCGGTTCAAATGACGAATTACACGTTATTGTTGTTGATTCTGGTGGATTATTCACAGGAACTAAAGGTACTGTATTAGAAACTTTCCCATTTGTATCAAAAGCTTCTGATGCTTATTCAAATACCACAGGCGTGTCAAATTATTATAAAAACGTAATTTTCAATAATTCACAATACGTTTATTCAATTGACCATCCTGAATATGCTATCACTAGTGCTACATGGGGTAAAATATCTTCTGGTACAAACTTTACAACTTTAACAAATGCCCAAACAGTTAATTTGTCTGGTGGTACAGATGTTACACCATCCGATAGTGATATCATTAATGCTTATGGTCAATTTACAAATAAAGATGTTATTTCAATTGATTTAGTATTAACAGGTGGCGCAGATAGTACTGTACAACAATATGTTATAAACAATATTGCTGCAGCAAGAGCAGATTGTGTGGCATTTGTTTCACCTCCATACTCTGCTGTTGTACAAAAACCAGGAAATGAAGTATCTGGTATTACATCTTGGATAAGTTCTTTAGGTATCAGTTCACCATCAATCGGTTCGTACGTTGTTGCTGATTCTGGTTGGAAATATTTGTTTGACAAATATAACAACACATACCGTTGGGTACCATTAAACGCTGATATTGCTGGTTTGTGTGTATATACTGATTCAGTTCGTGATCCATGGTGGTCACCTGCTGGTTACAATCGTGGTAATTTAAAGAATGTTATTAAATTAGCATGGAATCCAAGTCAATCACAGAGAGATACAATTTATTCAATTGGTGTTAATCCCGTTGTTACTTTCCCTGGAAGCGGAACAATTCTTTATGGTGATAAAACATTGCAATCTAAACCATCTGCATTTGACCGTATCAATGTTCGTAGATTGTTTATTGTATTAGAAAAAACAATTTCTTTGGCTGCCAAGTATTCATTATTTGAATTCAATGACGCTTTCACACAATCTCAATTTGTATCTTTAGTAACTCCATATTTGAGAGATGTACAAGGACGTAGAGGTATTACCGCCTTTAAAGTTGTTTGTGATTCTACAAATAATACACCACAAGTCGTTAATTCTAATCAATTTGTTGGTGACATCTATATTCAACCTGCTCGTTCAATTAATTTTATTCAGTTGAACTTTATTGCTGTTGCTTCTGGTGTTACATTCAACGAAGTCGTTGGTTCAACTGGCGTATAAATAATTTAACGATTAGGAGAAAAAAATGACATTTAATGTAAATCAATTTAGAGCGAATTTAATTGGTGACGGAGCCCGTCCCAATTTATTCCAAGTAACTCTAAATTTTCCAACTATTGCAGCTAATGGTACAGCAGCAGGACAAACAGGACAATTTTTAATTAAATCGTCACAAGTACCTGGCTCAACAATAGGTATGGCACCTTTGTATTATTTTGGTCGTGAAATGAAATTTGCTGGCAATCGTAGTTTTCCAGATTGGACAGTAACCGTAATTAACGATGAAAATTTTACAATCAGAAGTTCTATTGAAAACTGGATGAATTCTATTAATAGTCACGTTGGTAATTTGAGAGCTACAGCAGCTGATGCTCCAACAAATTATACCACTAACGCAACTGTTTCTCAATATTCTAAAGATGGTTCTATTTTACAGAACTACGTTTTCAATGGTTTATTTCCAATTGATTTATCTCCAATCGGTTTAGATTGGAGTAATAACGACACTATCGAAGAATACGATATAACGTTTGCTTATCAATATTGGACAAATACAGTTAGTACAGATAGTTAATATGTGTTATTTACGAGAGGGGCTTTGGCCCCTTTCTTTATGTTTTTTTGAATTGATATAGGACAAAATGGCTGCTAATAAATTTTCTTTATTTGGTTTTACGATTTCACGGAAAGAGTCAGAAGATGACCAGGCCGTGCAACAATCCTTTACGCCTCCGTCAAACGATGATGGCGCCTTAACGATAACATCTGCCGCTTATTATGGAACATACGTTGACCTAGACGGCACCGCTAAAAATGAAGTAGAGTTAATTTCTCGTTACCGTGAAATGGCAATGCAGCCTGAAATAGAATCTGCAATTGATGATATCATCAATGAAGCCATTTGCCAAGACGATGATGGTAATAATATTAAAATTGTTTTAGATGCTTTAAAACAACCAGAAAAAATCAAAACAGCCATCAAAAATGAATTTCATACCATATTGCGTATGTTAAACTATAACAATATGGCACACGATATATTTCGTAGATACTATGTTGATGGTAGAATGTATTATCACATTATTATCGACCGTGATAATCCTATTGCTGGTATTAGAGAATTAAGATATATTGACCCACGTAAATTGCGTAAAGTACGTGAAGTTAAAAAGAAAAAAGATGAACGCACTGGCGTAGAAGTAATGAATGTTATTAATGAATATTACATTTTTAACGATAAAGTTACAACTGGTTCTTCTAGTAATTTTGGTCCTGTGGGAGTTAGAATTACTACCGACTCTATTATTTCTGTTGTTTCTGGTCTTATGGACTCTCGCCGTGCTGTAGTTCTTTCATACCTACATAAAGCAATCAAACCACTTAATCAATTAAGGATGATTGAAGATGCGACAGTTATTTATCGTATATCTAGGGCTCCTGAGCGCCGTATTTTTTATATTGACGTTGGCAATCTACCCAAATTAAAAGCAGAACAATACCTCCGTGACATCATGGTTAAATACAAGAATAAACTTGTATATGATGCCAACACAGGTGAAGTTCGTGATGACCGTAAATTTTTATCTATGATGGAAGATTTTTGGTTACCACGTAGAGAAGGCGGCAAAGGTACTGAGATTGCTACATTACCTGGCGGCCAAAACTTAGGTGAATTAGAAGATGTTAAGTATTTTGAAAAGAAACTATATAAAGCATTGAATGTTCCTGTTTCTCGTTTAAATCCAGAAAATTCTGGTTTTTCTTTAGGTCGTACAAATGAGATTACACGTGACGAATTAAAATTTGCTAAATTTGTTGACCGTATGCGTAACAAGTTTTCTGATTTGTTTGACCAAGCATTAAGAGTTCAATGTGTTCTTAAAGGTATTTGTACCAATGAAGAATGGATGGAATTTAAAGAACACATCTATTATGATTTTATTAAAGATAATAACTTCACAGAACTCAAAGATGCTGAGTTAATGAAAGAGCGTTTAGCTTTATTGCAAGAAGTGGATCCATATACTGGTCGTTACTTCTCGCAGTCATGGATTCAAAGAAATGTATTACGATTGACTGACCATGAAATTAAAGAAATGCAAATTGAGATTGATGAAGAAAAGGCAAATGGTTTAGGTTTACCGCAACAGACAATGAATAATATCTCTGCACAGATGATGTTATCACAGGTTCCACAACAACCAGCGAATCCGGTAGACCAAGAAGAAGAAGATGTATAAATATTATATCAATTAAATAAATGGAGAAAATGATGGCAGATTATTCAACACGCAATATTATAGATTATGCAATGGATGACAACGGTGTTGAATTCCGTAAAGCATTGTACGGTGCAATTCACGATAAAGTATCGGCACACATTGAAGCAGCTAAAGAAGTGATTGCACAAAATTTAATTTCTCCAGATGAAGATGATTACGAAGAAGAACATCAAGAATCTGAAGAAGAATCGGAAGAATAAGGATAAAAAATGGCCGGAGCAAAATATACATATCAAGTATTAAGAGATACAACAACAGATTCCGTTATTAAAATAACAGGCATCTTTGATGGTTCATCTCAAGAAGCAAACAATCAGAGAATTCAAGCTAATACATTATATGGCGCTTTGGATGCTAATGGTGTTCCTTTAAGAAGTTCTTCTAGTTTAAGTAATACCGCTCTGAGTTATTATGACTTACAATTAACAGGTTTAAAGTATTACGTTAATTTACCAACGTCAAATACATCTGGTCAAATAGGTACTGTTGAAGTATTTTGGAACGGTTCAGGAAGCACTCCAGCGGCACAATATGCCAATTCAGCAACCATTTTTCATTTGAACAGTTCTGGTGAGTTTGGTTTAGGTGAACAATTACCATCTATTACAAATAACTCTGGTGGTACTAACGGTTATCCTTTAGTTACAGCAAATACAGGTAATGGCGACTTAGGTGTATATACTTCAGGTGCAACGGCAAACAGTTCATATACTTTAATTATTGCATTACGTAAGAATAATCAAATGTATCAACGTGGTCAATTTAATGATCCAGCTGCATTTAACTATACTCCTTATAACCTCAAACCATAACGGAAAAGTAATGAAACTCATTAAAGAAATTCACGAAACAGTTAATTATATTACGGAAGGTGCAGACGGCAAAAAAGAACTTTATATTGAAGGTCCTTTTTTAGTATCCGAAAAGAAAAATAAAAATGGCCGTCTGTATGAATACAATACGATGAAAAAAGAAGTTCATCGTTATACTGAAGAATATATCAATAAAAATCGTGCGTTTGGTGAATTAGGACATCCTGAAACACCTACTATTAATCTAGACCGTGTATCACATATGATTGTTGGGTTAAGAGAAGATGGTACACAATGGATTGGTAAGGCAAAAATTCTTGATACACCTATGGGACAAATTGCTCGTAAACTTATTGAGGGTGGTGCTCAATTAGGTGTTTCTTCAAGAGGTATGGGTTCATTGAAGAATGTTAACGGTGTTAATGTTGTTCAGAACGATTTTTATCTAGCCACAGCGGCAGATATTGTAGCAGACCCTTCCGCACCTGGTGCTTTTGTACAAGGTATTATGGAAGGTAAAGAATGGATGTTAGTCAATGGTGTATGGACTGAAGTTGAACATGCGCAAGCTGTTAAACAAATTCGCCAAGCTTCACAAGCGGATATAGAAAAAGTTAGTCTACACATATTTGAAAACTTCATGAAAAAACTTTAATTATAAATATCCAATATAAATCAAGGAGATTTTCAAAATGGCAAATTACAATCTATCTGATGCCGCTAAAAACATTTTATTAGGCGAAGATTCTAAATCAACTTTTGATGCAAACATTGCTCAAAAGCGTGGTCAACGTGGCCATGAAGGCACACAAGGTAAAAGAGGTATGGTTGGTCAAGATAAATTACCTACATCTACTGTTGCTGGTCAACAAGATGTTGGTGAAATTGGTCAATCACCGGAAGAAATGGATGATAATTTACCTGATTATTTAAAAGGTACTCCATCAGCAACTCCTCCAGGTGCCACACCACCTGTAGGTTCACAAAAAGATGGTGTTGGTGCTTCTAAAGTTACTGGCCCACAAGATACAATGGGGAGAAAAGACATTATGCACCCAACACAATCAATGGCAACTGACTATCAAGCAATTCGTGACCGTATTGCTGGTAAATTAGCACCACAAATGATGCCAACAAACGCTGGTGGCGTTGGTATTCAATCTTACGGTGAAGAAACAGAATACGATGATGAGTCTTTAACTGAAGAAGAAAAGATGATGAAAAAAGATAAAGAAATGAAGATGAAGAAAATGATGCATCAAGATATGAAGATGAAAGAAGATATCGATGCGTTATTGTCTGGCGAAAATTTATCTGAAGAATTTGTACAAAAAGCAACAACAATTTTTGAAACTGCTGTTTTGACACGTGTTGATGTTGTTGTTGAACAAATCGAACAAGAATTAACAGAACAATTTGAAATTGCTGTAGAGCAAATCAAAGAAGATTTAGCAGCTAAAGTTGATGATTACCTAAATTATATGGTAGAAGAATGGATGAATGAGAATCAACTTGCTATCGAATCCGGTTTACGTGCAGAAATTACCGAAGATTTTATTTCTGGCTTACGTAACCTTTTTGTTGAGCACTATATTGATATTCCTACTGAAAAAGTGGATGTTGTTGAGCAATTAGCAGCTAAAGTTGAAGAACTTGAAAATGCACTCAATGAAGAAATCAATAATAATGTTGCATTAACAAAAGATTTAAACGAACAGAAAAAAATTGAGGCTATCTACGCAGCGTGTGAAGGCCTGACGCAAACTCAAGTAGAAAAACTTAAAGCGCTTGCAGAAAACGTTGAGTTTAATACTGAAGAAGATTTTGCTGACAAAATCGAAACTTTAAAAGAATCATATTTTAAAGCTGACATTAAGGTCGCAAATAAATTGGATTTAACGGAAGAAATCGAAATTGAAGAAGAAACTAGAAAATCAGTTTCTACCGATCCTTCAATGGAAGTTTACGCTAAAACAATCTCTCAAACACTAATTAAGTAAAAAAGGATAAAAAATGTACTTAACAGAAGAACTACAAAAGAAATGGGATCCAGTTCTGAATCATCCAGAACTCGAATCTATTAAAGACCCATACAAAAAGGCTGTTACAGCCATGGTATTGGAAAATCAACATCAGGCAATGACAAAAGACCGTCAAGCTTTGATGGAAGTGTCTGACTCTGGTCCAACAAACGCAACTGGTTCAGCTGTTCAGAACTTTGACCCAATTTTAATTAGCTTGGTTCGCCGTGCTTTGCCTAACTTAATCGCTTATGACGTTGCTGGTGTACAACCAATGACTGGTCCTACAGGATTAATTTTTGCAATGCGTGCTCGTTACGCTAATCAAACTGGTACAGAAGCATTCTACAACGAAGCTAATACAATCTTCTCTGGTAATACTTCACAGTATGCTCCATATAACTCATATGGTTTCCAAGGTACTTCAACAACTGATACAGCAAACTCTGCCGTTGCTAACGAAACTGCTAACAGTTTCACAACTGGTATTGCAATGCCAACATCACAAGCTGAATTCTTAGGCGCTGATACAGGTTCTACATTCCAACAGATGGCATTCTCTATTGAGAAAGTTACTGTAACTGCTGCTTCACGTGCATTGAAAGCTGAGTACTCATTAGAACTTGCACAAGACTTAAAAGCAATTCACGGTCTTGATGCTGAAACAGAATTGTCTAACATTTTGTCTACTGAGATTCTTGCTGAAATTAACCGTGAAGTTATCCGTACTATCTATTTGTCTGCTGTTGTTGGTGCACAATATGGTACAGTTACACAAGGTTACTTTGACTTAGATACTGACTCTAACGGTCGTTGGTCTGTTGAGCGTTTCAAAGGTTTGATTTTCCAAATTGAAAGAGATGCTAACGTAATCGCAAAACAAACTCGTAGAGGTAAAGGTAACGTGTTAATCGTTTCTTCTGACGTTGCTTCTGCTATGGCAATGGCTGGTGTATTATCTTATACTCCTGCTCTCCAATCTGACTTGCAAGTAGATGATACTGGTAACACATTTGCTGGTATGTTACATGGCCGTATCAAAGTGTACATCGACCCATACTATGGTGGTTATACATCTAACCAAGAATTAGTAACTATCGGTTATAAGGGTTCTTCTCCTTATGATGCTGGTATTTTCTATTGCCCATACGTTCCTTTACAAATGGTTCGTGCAGTTGACCAGTTCACATTCCAACCTAAGATTGGTTTTAAGACTCGTTACGGCATGGTAGCAAACCCATTTGCTGCTGGTTTGAATCCTAATAGCGGTATTATTCAACCACGTAGTAACGTATACTATCGTTTGTTCGGAGTCAAAAATTTGATGTAAACTATTGATTTTTTTGATAAAATTACCATAGAGTAATATTTAAAACAGGAACTTCGGTTCCTGTTTTTTTATATATAAATACATATAGTTCTTAACCTTTTTTTATTTGATATGAAACCAACGTATCTGTACATTAAACAACACAAAATTACCAAATTAAAATATTTTGGTAAAACAACTAAAGATCCAAACAAGTATCTTGGTTCAGGTAAACATTGGATTAGACACATCAAAAAACATGGACTTGAAATTGATACTATATGGTATCAATTATTTACTGATGAAAAAGAAATGGTTGATTTTGCTTTAAAATTTTCAAAAGATAATAATATAGTTGAATCAATTGAATGGGCAAATTTAAAAGAAGAAAATGGATTAGATGGTGGATTTGATAAAGGTTGGTGGTCGGAAGAACAATTGAAAAATTTTAGTCAAAAAACAAAAAATGGATGGGCTAATGGGAAATATGATGCTGAAAAACTGCGACTTTCTCGTATTGGATTTAAACAACCAGAATCACAAAAGAAAGCTGTTGCTGAAAAATTATCAAAACATTATTTAATTACAGACCCAAATGGCAATCAATTCACAATCAAAAATTTAAATCAATTTTGTCGTGAAAATAATTTAGACCAAGGAAATATGACAGCTGTATCTAAAGGAAGAATGAAGCAGTGTAAAGGCTGGAAAATCTCTCCTTTTATGACCTAAATACTTGTATGAAAACATTCAAACAATTTCAAAAAGAAAATTATAACGGAAGAAGTATCGTTAAACACGGTATTAAAATTTCATTTCATGATGACCGGGTAGATTTTCATAAAGGTTCTGAATTGGTACATTCACATAAAGGCGATTATAAAAATGCCACTAAAGGACATATAACGGCCGCAACAAGCAAAGCAGCAAAATTGCAAGCCGATTCAGACCATTTTAAATCAGACCATGAAAGACGTTTTAAAATGGCTACTCCATTTAAAAAGTCAAGGTTTAAATAATGACTGCACTTACTAGAACCCCACAAAATACTAATTACTTACAACCAACCAAATATGTGTTGCAGTTTGACCGTATTGGTTCGGTTCAATACTTCTGCCAAACAATAAACATACCTGGTATGAGTTTGGGTCAAGCATCTTTTAGTAATCCTATGATAGATATTCCTATCGCTGGTAATAAACTAACATATAACCCATTGAATATTGAATTTGCTATTTCAGAAGATTTGGATTCTTGGAATCAATTACAATTATGGCTTCGTTCTATTGCTTCACCATCAAGTATTGCCGAAAGAAATCAATTAACAGCATTACAAAATAATTATAAAACTTCAAAACTTACTAGTTATTCTGATGCCACATTAACAGTTCTTTCAGCATTAAATAATCCAATTCTAAGAGTTCAATTTTACAATACTTTTCCAACTTCATTATCAGACATTTTTTTTGATACGAAAGACTCAGCAGATACCATTATCACAGGTAATGCAAGTTTTTCTTTTGAGTATTTTGATTTTCTCCCATTGTAACACAGGCTTGCCACAGTAACATAGTTTATGTTATAGTGTAATATTAACGTTAATTTATTGAATATATTATGGAAACTTTAGAACAAGTATTGGAAACATGGAAATCAGACGCAGATATTGACCAGACAGAACCTGGCAGAGAACTGTTGAAGATTCCAAAACTACACAACAAATATATTAGCATATTAGTCAAACATAAAATGGCTGCCAAAAAGGCTCATTTTAATTATCTTCGTATGCGTAAGATTAAAATTGACTATTATGGAGGTCGCCTAAGTAAAGAAGAACTAGAAGAACATGGATGGGAACCATTCCAATTTGTTCTGAAATCTGATGTGACGGCTTATCTAGAAGCAGATGATGATTTAATCAGACTGCTTGAAAAGAAAGTATATCATGAAGAAACGGTATCTGTAATTGAATCTATATTAAATGAATTGAAACAAAGAACGTGGCAAATTCGTGATTTTATATCTTGGGAACGGTTTATAGGTGGACAATA